GATGCCATGAAGTGGATCCAGGGCCAGGCAGAAAAGACAAACGATGCACTTAGCTTTGGTCAGAGCTTCGAGGATACGAAAACACTAGCAAAGCGGATCAATGAACGAAGGAGATTTAAGGCGGCCGGAGACTCGTCAACTCTTCCTGCGATCGATTTCGGGAAGACGCTCGGGTACAATGTGAATCAACCGTTTGTCAACCGAAGCACAAACGACGTGTCGAATCTCATGAGCAACGCATCCGAAGTCACGATCAACCTGAACGCCCCGGCGGGGACCACCGTCGAAAGCATCCAGGCATCCCCCGGCGCAAAGGTAGCCATGAAGGGCGGCAGGCGTAAGCCCGGAGGCGGACGATGAGTTGGCGCGAAGACATCCGTGACGCGACGTTCCGCGGGCTATCGTTCACCGCTACGGGCAGCTCAGGTAGTCACGGGCGCAGAGGCACAGACCACGAGTTCCCAGAGCGCAACGAGCCATACGCCGAGGACTCGGGACGTAGGCAACGCCGTTACCCTGTGACGGGCTTCATCGCAGGCGACGACTACCTGAAGCACCTCAAGCGGATGATCAACGCCGCAGAGAAGGAAGGCGCCGCTGAGCTTGTCCACCCGTGGCTTGGGCGCATGACCGTCGTGTGCCGCGACTTAACATGGGAGCTCAGCGTCGAGGAAGGCGGGTCTGCTGATCTGTCCTTCACGCTCGTCGAGGCTGGCGCGCTCGTCAACCCTGCATCCGTATCGTCTACCGCTGACCAAGTATCAGAGGCGTCAAGCGCGCTCCTCGATGCGGCAGAGGATGACTACGGCGTCCTCGATGACATCGCGCGCTCTACGCACGAAGCGGCTGTGTGGACGGAGAACGCCAAGGACAAGACGGCGCTCGTCGTTGACGCAATTGTTGGCCCGTTCTCCTACACCGTTGACAACCTCTATGATGTGGCCATCGCGCTCGCCGCCATCGACACCTTGCTGGTGACGACAGCCGCGACGCCGTCCATCCTCGCAGCCAGGACTAAGAACGCGCTCCAGATCCTCGCGAGCCTAAGCGTCTTCAAGGTGCTGGCGGGAGACGACGCGCAGCAGGCGGCAGAGCTCCCGACGCTGCCTACAGCGACAGAGACGAACGTTCAAGCACTGCTCGAGGCGAACCGCGCCATCTACCAGCGCATGACGATCGCTCGCCAGGCGTACCTGCTCAGCCTCGAGGACTTCACGAGCTATGACCAGGCCATCGCAGAGCGTGACAGCCTGACGGGCTTGATCGACGCTGAGTTCTTGACGAACCCCACCGACGCGCTCTACCTATCGCTCATCGACCTTCGGACAGCGGTGCAGACGGACATCGACGCGAGGGCGCAGACGCTCCCGCGTATCATCGAGATGACGATTGACCACCCGCGGACAAGTCTCGAGATCGCTCAAGAGCTCTACGGCGACGCGACCCGGGCGCCAGAGATCGTGACCAGAAACAACGTGGCTCACCCCGCGTTCATCGCTGGAACGATCCAGGTGCTGTCCAGATGACGACGACGGTACACATAGAGGGAGACGTCCTCGAAGGATGGGAAGGCCTTAACGTATCGAGGTCCATCGAGGACGCAGTCAGCACGGCATCGTTCACCGCTCCGCTTCGTTGGCCACGCGACCCGAACCCTACGCGCATCCGCACCGGTTCGCTCGTACAGGTCTACGACGACGACGATCAGATGTTCTACGGGTACGCTGACGCGATGACGCCGAACACAGACGAGAACGGAACCATCGTCTCTGTTGACGCGCGCTCCGCTACGGCAGACCTCGTTGACTGCCCCGTCATCACGGAGCCCTACTCCTGGCAGCAGATGACGATGCTTGACATCGCTATTGCTATTGCTGCCCCGTACCAAGTTAGCATCATCGCGCGAACGGTCGCAGACGACGTCATAGGCAAGCCCATCGACTTCCGCGCCGAGCTCGGCGAACCTGTCTTCGAGTGCATCGAGCGCCTTGCCCAAAGCGCAGGCGTGCTCGTCACCGACGACGGCGAAGGGCGCATCGTGCTCACGAAGTCGCAAACCGCGTTCGGGATGCTTGACGCGATCATCGGGCTCCCCGTGCTTGAGGTCGGCGTCAACGTCGAGAACCCAAGCGCCACCTTCCGCCATGACCAGCGGTACAGTGAGTACCGAGTCTACGGACAGCGCCCTGGTGGGAACGCGGACTATGGGAACAGCGTCGCGTTGCAGCGCGCCATCGTGGTAGACCCCGAGGTCGAGCGTTACCGCGTGCTTACCATCATGGCGTCGCAGCGCGCCACCCTGCAGCAGCTCCACGACCGCGCGGTATGGGAAGCCGTCACCCGCGCAGGGCAGTCCGTCTCCGCGTCTTACGACGTGGTAGGCTGGAGACGCCCAGACGGCAAGCTGTGGGCCCCTGGACAACTCGTCATCGTCAAGGACCCGATCCGCGCCATCAACGCAACGATGGTCATCAGCGCTGTCAACTGGGGACTCGCGACTGGCGGGCGCCGCGCGTCGCTCAGCGTTGCGCCTCCCGAGGGCTTCGAGCTTATGCCTACGATCAAGGACCCGGTCACGGAGAAGCAGAAGCTATCGAAGCCCGTCACACCCGGCAAGAAGTATGGACCTTGGCTCACCGCCGATCAGGTGGCGGCCATCGTCAAGGAGTCAGGCGGATGAACTCGGTAGAGCGCATGATCCGCAATCTGGTACAGCGCGCAGTCGTCAGGGCGTCACAGGCCCTCGACATGCAGACCATCAGCGTACAGACGCAGGTCGGGCACGACGCACCGGAGATCGAGCACTTCGAGCCCTACGGATTCACGAGCAACCCGCATCCCGGCGCAGAGGCTATCGTGCTGAACGTCGGCGCAGCAGACCACGCTGTGGCCATCGTCGTCTCAGACAGGCGCTACCGGATCACCTCGCTTGAACCGGGGGAGGTTTGCATATATGATGACAACGGATCGTATGTAGAACTAGGGTCAACAGGTATCACGGTGCACTCAAGCGGAAACGTAAAGGTCGAAGCGGCAGGCGACGTCACCGTTGACGGCGCGCGGATACTGATTGACGGAGCGACCGGGCTAGGCACTGAGCATATCGTCACGGGGACATCGGCTGCAGCAGGAGCAGCAGGCCTCACCGTAGCGGTCAACGCCTACGCTGCAATCTAGGAGGACAGGATGAGCACACGAGCAATCGGGGACGGAACGGCGACAATCACGGCAACAGACCTAGAGTTCCTCGTCGGAATCCACGAGTACGAGGGGTAGACCGTGGCCCAGTTCACCTACAGCGGACTAGCACTCGAGGAAGACCCCTTCGAGAACGCCTCGACGTCTGATCAGGATGACCTGGTCATGCTCGTGACGATCGCGCTGTTCTCTGACGCCAGGGCCAGCGACGACTCAGAGCCACCGGACGGCACGCAGAACCGTCGCGGGTGGTGGGCTGACACCTACGAGGAAGACGACTGGGTGACGGGCTCGCTGATCTGGCTGCTTGACCGCTCCGTGTTGACGCAGGACCAGCGCAACCTTGCGGCAGACTACGCAGAGCAGGCGCTCGCCTTCATGGTGGACGTCGGGCTTGCGGCAGAGATCGACGTCACGGTGGAGGCCAACGAGCGCAACCGCTTAGACCTCGAGGTCATCATCCGGCAGGACGACGGCACGGAGACGGCAACAACGTACCCCGATCTCTGGGAGGCGGTGAGGTAGACCATGGCTGATAGCACGATCAACTACGACAGACCGACGCTCTCTGAGCTCCTGACGAGAACGCGCGGCGACATGGCAGGCAAGGTCACGGGGTCGCTCGCGTACCTGCGTGGATCTCTTGAGTGGGCGCTTGCTGGCGTGCTGTCGGGCGCAGTCAACCTCACCTATGGGGCAATCGACCAGCTCTACAAGAACATCCTCATGGACCGCGCCACGGGGACGTGGCTTGAGCGCCTGGCGTCGAAGTACAACATCACGCGCAGGCATGCGTTCCATGGCGGAGGCCTCGTCACGTTCACATGGACGGCGGCAGGGAGTAACATCCCAGCAGACACCGTGATCACCGACGCGGCTGGCAATCAGTACGTGACGGTCGGCATCACGGCGGACCCTGGCGGGCCGCTGTACCCTGACGATGGCTACGCCGTCGTGTTCTCGTCCTACGAAGGCGCAGCGGCCAACGTCGAGGCGGGAACCATCCTCACGATCACGACGCCAATCGCTGGCATCACGTCCGCGGGCGTCGTGGCGATCACGTTCATCAACGGCGCAGACGAAGAGTCCGACGACGACCTACGAGAGCGAGGCCTCGACGCGCAGCAGAACACAGCGCAGGGCGGAGCTGACGCGGACTATAGGCAATGGGCGCAGGCTGCCGGTGCTGACGGGGTGTGGGTAGTTCAGAACGTGGCCACGCTCCCCTACATCACGGTCGTGTACACGGGCTCCGTCGCGCAGGCTACGGTGCAGACGGCGCTCGACGCAGATGCACCGATAGACGCGATACCTGTGGCTGGCAGCGTGGACAACAACGCGACGTATCAGTACGGCGTTGGGATGAGCATCACTGCCCATTCGCTCACAGGCTACGCAGACGTAGACGTAGAGGACAACATCAAGGACGCGGTCAAGGCGCTGTTCGATCAGGAGGGCGGCACATCCGAGACGGTCTACAACTCGCAGCTTCGGTCTGCGATCCAGGGCGCGCCTGGCGTGGACTACTCGAATCTCACTGCGTTGTCAGACCCGAGCGGGGCGCTGCTCACGACCGACGACTTGACGAGCGGGGCCACAACGGTTCACTGGCTCGGCGCTGTAGTCTTCACGTGGATCCCGTAGCATGAGCACTCCAGAGACCACCGAAGCAAACTGGCTACAGGCAATATACGGGCTGCTTCCGCTCGGGAAGGTCTGGACCTACGTCCGAAGCGGTGCGTCGAGGCTGAGCCAGATCATGGACGGCTTGAGCCCGGAGCTCAACCGC